TGCTGAAATACCTGTGATGCAAGAGTGTCTTTACCATAAAACTCAATGTTTAGATTAAGGTCTTTCTTCTCAAACATTTTTTCTAGGTCTTGTGCCAAGGCAAGCAACTCTCCGGTTGTGTAGAAGTGATGACCGCCTGTCTCAACCTTGAGGTATTTGGGATTACCTACTTCGTCTTTTTCTTCGTTGCCTTCGGCTACTTCTTCTGACACAGAGCAATCAAACCCAAACATGTGTATGTTTCTGATGCCAAGCAACTCAAGCAATCCTATGGTGCGGGTTGCTGATGCTGTGCCGCCAGAGATAAACAAAGTATCTGACGGGATAGGCAAATCAGGGTCAACGATAAACTTATCTTTACGACTTAAGTCTCTTACGGCATCTGTTATTGCATGGAAACCCAGCACATTGTCAGTCTTTGACATAACATATTCCACAACAGATGTGTCAGTCATGCTGGCAATAACAAACTTAGTAGCAGGGTCGATGTTTTCAAACAGGTCTTTACGTTTGAATCCGTGAGTGCTGATGCCATCAATAGGTCGAGGGTCAAGGATAACACAATAGTCAGCAACGATACCTTCTTTTAGGAGACGAGGGTAAGAGTGTTTGACCGCCCATACTGTTGCATTGTGTTTTTCCTTGACCGCCCTTACCTGCTCAAAATCAATGCTGCCACCTGATACAATTATGGCGTGATTATTTACAGGTTTATACTGTTGAATCCAGTCAAACTCTTTAATGACAGGAACATTTTCTTTGATGTTGTTTTTAATGTAGTCACTTGGCATTGAGTCTTTTGGCTTAACTATGATAGGAACACGTGACATTTCTTCTGGCAAATCTTTTTGTTCTTTTGTCCATGTAACAGCAAGATGAACAGTTGCACCAAAGGCTGTTACATCCTGTGAAGGAAGAACCTTTGTATTTCTTTCTTTAATTTCTTTGAATGTCTTTATGATGCCTTGATATTCTTCTGGTATTTCTTTTTCTTCGTGTGAATAGAAGTCGTCAAAGACAACAACCGGAACATCTTTGAGGAAATAGTAGTCGCTGTTGACTGTATCGTATGAGTGACCGCCATCAATAAAGGCAAAGTCAACATCTTTAAATGTTGCTTCTTTCATTGTCTCTTTAGTATCGCCGGTAAACAAACGATAAGTAAACTTCTTACCTTTTTCTTCCATCTTGACTGCAAACTCTGCAAGCCTACGTGCAACAAGCTCTGTAGCATTGTGCTGCTTGATATTGATTTCAACCTTGTCTGTTTCATCTGTTGCTTCTTCAAACAAATCAAAGCCACGGTAATGGAACTGGTCAACATTTTCAAATGCAGCCAAAGCCATTTCAATAGCACGTCCACCATTCCATGTGCCTGTTTCAACCACAGTAAATGTGCTACTTCCTTCAGAGTAGTGGCGAATAAGGTTGGCAAGTTGTTTGTATCTAGCTGGTGATACAATGTCTGGTGCAAGACCAGGCTCTTCTTTCTTTTGAAACTTTAGATTTCCTTTGTTGTGTGTAAAGTGTTCATTCAACATGCAGTTGCTGAACATGTCCAATCCTTTGACACCTTCGCTAAGATTGCGAACTGCCATCCCATGTGCTTCGTATATCTTGAGCAGGCGAGTAAAGATAAAGGCATCTGTCCACTCACGATAGGTAAGCACCTCGTCTGTGTCGTATGCACCACGCATATCTACAATCAGGGATGCAGCATTGTGGTAAGCAAGATTCCAAGCAATGAAGCCTGTCTCGCTGTAGTCAATGTCAATGCGGCCAAGGTGAACAACATCTACATTCTCTGGCATAATCTTTGCTGCGTCTTCTGCACCAAACATTTTCTTTGTGATTGTATCTGCGTCCAACCAGACAAGCCAGTCTTTGTATTCTTGGTCAATCAATTCAAATGCTAAGTCTGAAAAGGCATATACTTTATTACAGAACCGGACTGCATCAAGACGGTAGTTGTATGGTGCTTCAGCAAAGCTACCATTCTTATCTTTGTTGCGCTGAATAAAATCGTTACGTGCCTCAATGTTTTCAATGTGCCGGTATTCAATATAGTCTGCTTCAGGCAAACTCGTAGCATCATTGTCATACCCTTCAAGGTAGACAACAAGCTTGAAGTCTGTTGGCTTCCACTTATCAATAACAGACTGCAGCATAGGAACGCCATAGTCTTTTTCAAATCTTTTAGGAAAGCTAGTAACAAAAGTATACATTATAAAGTCTCCAGTATCAGTTGTGTTGTTATTTCTTTTTCAGTCTTGTCCCACTCTTCGGCATAAGCTTCGTCAATTGGACGTGCTGGTTTCCAATCTTGGAACCAAGGACCGCCGGTAGTGAAGTGAACATTCTTTGCCTCAATGGCAGGAGAGGAGTGTCCATCAAGCCAGTTCCATTCTTCGTGTATGTCACCTATCTCGTCGTCACGAAGCCAGTCCAAAGAATGCAGCTCTGAACCACTGTTTAGATTGACAGCATCAACAGTTAGCTTTGCATTGCTGGGGTGACTGCAATTAAACAGCATAAAGCTTGACCAGTTTTTTCTGTGGTATCTGGTCTGTGCTACTCCGTCCATCTTTGCTTTCAAGTCTGGTTCGTATTTATGTTTGACGCACTGTAGAGCAAACTCTGTGCGGCGTCCATACACTTCAAAGATACCGGCTATGTCTGCACGAATCAGCATGTCAGCATCCATGAACAGGGCTAGTCCTTCGTATTGCTGAAGTGCAGGAACAAGGAATCGTGTAAATGTAAAGTCTGTGCTAAATGGTTTTCCATCAAAGACATCATATCTTTGTTTTGGGTCATGCTCAAACACATGACTAGCACGGCGATAAAGGCCAATGCGACGCAAAGCATGTTCACGAAGAGGGATAATATCGTATTCATTGTTATACTTTCTGATGCTGTGTGCCGCCACCTCAAAGGCACGGTCATCACGAACATCGTAACCAATATATATTACAGGTCTTTTATTCATTTTGTTTTCCAAAAATATTCGTCAGTATCTCCAAGCCTGTATTCAAAACCATTCTCTACTTGATAGTATTCTGTAGATACTTTGAAGTCTGGCATCTTAGGTTCTTTGGGTGTAAGTGAATTGTCATACACCCTCATTCTGTTATTAGGATACAGACAATACTGTCCATTGTCAAGCTCTAATAAGTTGAATGATTTGTGTTCTTCTGGAACCTCTGCTGTGCTGTAGTCTACCTCGTCTGCAGAGGCATGGTAGTTATCAAGAGTGCAGATATAGCCACCATGTATAATGCCATGGTCACGTGTCAGAACCTCGAAGTCCATGCTGCCAATGAATTGTTTGTAGACAGCAGTGACACCGTAGTCCATGCAGTTCCAAAACTGCAGGTTCTCTAGACTCATATCCGGTGTAGGTGTCTTTGGTTCTGAAACAAATGCAGAGATGGGTAGCTTGTCATACAGCGCACCATATTCAGGAAGGAATGTTTCAAAGTAAAAGGCACGGCCAGGCAATGACTTGGCCGATACCCAATGTCCTTCGGTAAATTCTCCATGACCTTTATCGTGGTCATAAAGATATTCATTCCGAACATAAACCTTTTGATTAGGAAGATTGCAAATCAGCTGCGTCATCTTCTTCTTCTACTGCTGGAGCCTGCGATATTTGCAACATTGCTTCATCTTTGATTTTCATAATCAAGTCAATCGTATTCTTTGCAGGAAGCTCACCAAGAGCAGCAAGAATAATATTCAGTTCTTGTTCAGTAAATTTAATTGTGTATTCCATGTTGTGTCTCCTAAAAATAAAAATGTGATGGCAAGCCAGAGAGAGAAATGAATTATTGAACCTGCCATCACACTTATATTATATAAAATTTATGCTGCCAAGTCAAGAAGTTTTTTATAGTCTATCAGACTTGACTGTTCCATGTGCCAGCAAGCTTTTCTAAACTTGCCGTTCCTGTCGCCATAGTTTTCATCTTGATACAATGTCTTTGCATCTATGCCTCCACGACATTCGTATCTGCCCTCAGAGCCTACAAAAAGAAGGAAGACATCTATATTATTATTTTTAGAATTAGACATCAAGCAGCCGGACTGCCACTTGGTTGTCTTAACATCAATTTTTATGTTGTTATATTTAATGTCTCCCATGTCCAGGCCAGAAGCCACGCCCTTAACTCCAATTGTGAACAAGTCAAGGGGATAAACTCCCAGCAATTTGCAAGCTGCTAATTCAGATTCGGCTCCCATAATATCAGCTTTTATGCCATCCAATTCATGCGCCACCAGCTTTCTTTTAATGTTCTTGTCTCTGTTGCCATAGTATCTACTCTTAGCGACAGTCAAAGCAATCTCTTTTTCTAAATCATTTAGAATTATTTCAGTCATAATAAATCCCCGATGACTTCAAGAATGTCATTACATTCTGCTATTTGTTTCATCTCACTTTCTAATGCTTCCATTACATCTGGATGCTCACCAATGCCTGCTGGATTGCTTAGATATATTTCCAAATTGGCTTTGTGCTTCTCTCTTTTGCCTTCC